ATTGAACTCCATCTTTGATTCCAATGATGACCCGACCCGGGCTGATCTGCGTCTTTACCAGATGCCTGTGATTAAACGCTTCATGCTAGACCCTGATGCCAAGGGAACGGTCAGCGAGTACTTCGACCTGAAGAACAGCGTTGATAAGGTTGTACGAACATCCAATATGCTTGAGAGGGATTTCAACTTCAAGGAGATGGGGCCGTATGCTACGGAGAACATAAAGATACTGGCTACGCAGGACTATGTAAAAGACTTATCCAAGGACATGAAGGAACTTCAAGAGTTTAGCGGCATGATCCGTTCTTCAAACATGGACTCTTCATCTAAACGAGATGCTCTGGAGAATATCAGTAAGGCGCAGAATGCTCTTACCGCAAACATCCAGACCATAAGAAAGTTTACACAGCAATAAGATTGTTATCGAAGAGCCAACCGATTGTCTTTCGGTGGGCATTCTCCCATGCGTTTAAACGCTCTTCTCTAGACATCTTGTTGCCCTGATCTATCTCTGCGTGGCAGGTAAAACAGAGAGCAGCGATCCGGTAGTCATGGGCTTTCAGTCCCCTGCCTTTTCCATCTCGCATCTGATTTGAATGAGCAGCGACTACAGTGCCATCTTCCCTGCCGCATTGCTGGCAAGGAGAGTCGCGCAAGGCCCGTAGCAGCTTATCGCTTCTGTACATCATGTTTAATCAGGGATCGGTAAGCTTCAATCGCATCCTTCTTGTCAGCCATGAGTTGCTGGATTAGGTCATGCTGCGTCTGTAGCTGTAGGTAAGCCTCATGGGCAAATTTTGCCAATGTCTGCGGATTCCACGCAGCAAAGTTCGGGGGTGTACTCATGACTCTCTCAATCCTTCCAGAATTACACGACTATCTTCCCGGTTTAAATCACGAATTGCATGAAGTTCTATCTGCCGTACTCGCTCTCTTGTTAAATCAAATGCCGTCCCAACTTCTTCCAGCGTCATTGGATCACCACCACCAATTCCATAACGCATCTCTAACACCTTCTTCTTGCGGGGGCTTATCATATCCAGCACCTCGGCCACCTTCTCCTTCTTCTCCCGATCAAACACAATTTTCAACGCTTCATTAGAACTAAGCTGAAGGTCTTCCTTACCGACATTTCGAAAAGATGTATTGTGTTTCAACTCCATTGTTAGTTGCTCTGCCGTCCACAACTCGGTAGGTAACGCGCAGAGTTCTTCCATCAGTTGTTTAGCTACGATAGAGAATGAACCACACCGCATTATTGGTGGAGTTTTTAAGGCAATAAGCGCGGTGACTCCGCTTGCGGATATGTTCTTATCCCTACAGAATCTTTGTATGCTGGTGTAACCCGCCTTTTCTATGGCTTCAAGGATTAAGTTGTTGCGTACAGAGACTTTGATGCGATATTCATTCATAGCAATGCGTCTTCCTGTTTCCTGCGAACTGCTTCTCTATGCATCTTTTCCAACAGCTTTGGGTCTACCCTTAGGAAGGGATCGAACCAATCTATCTCTTTTTTCTTGGAGTGCTTCTTCTTTGGTTTGGAAGGAGTGTTCATTGAAGCAGATTCTTTTCCTAATGACATGATCTTTCTTTATCCTTGTATCTTTAACTTCAGTTGGAGAATTGCAGATAATACATTTCATTTAATTCCATGTGCCTCTTCTACCAGTCGGACATAGCGCGTCATCCACTCGCCCCAGCGGCGCTTAATTTCTGCGTCAGGAATTGGCGTTAGCTGTTGCCAGTCTGTCTTTGCCAGCACAAGGTTCAGCCGCCTGTCGAGTTCGTCGAATGCCTCGTCTTCTTCGTCTTTCATTCTTCATCTCCGAAATGTTCATCTAACTGTTCTGCCGTTAAATGATCGTCCAGAGTATCTTTCAAGAAGAAGAAGTTAGCGCATTCACTGACAATTAACATATCAAACTTTTCTTCTTCCAACTCCCGACCTATCCAATTGCCAAATTCGTCCTTGATGTCACTAGCCTGTTCAGCAAGTTGTTTAATTCGTTCATTCATGTGTTCTTCTCCTTCAGCTTGTCCTGAATCTGATCCATCAGCTTGCGGGTATATCCCTTGATTGGCGTGTCACCCCATGATCCTACGATTTCTTTAATCTCATCGTCGGTTAGGTTGACCCATTGGTGCTGTGCCATTTTATTGACCGCTTTGTCTACGCTGGTCTTCATCTGGTGCTGTGCGCCATCAACGAACCCTCGTTCATAGTCTGGGCCTTGGTCAAGTCTTGGTTCATTGGAGATGTACTTGCGTCCATTGGCATCCGTCATTACGCGTTCAGCCATTGTTCTTCTCCTTGAGTTTGTCTTCAAACATTTTGCAAAGAGTAATTGGAAACATCAGCCCAACCTTGCCAACCCATGAATCGTGTACAAGTGTTTCAGCTTGTTCGTATATTTCATTTATCTCGTCATCCGTCAGCCCTACCCATGGGCGTTTTGACTTTCTTGGGACAGGCTTCTCATCTTTCCCAATCACCCAAGTTACGCAATTATTCCCAGCACGATTCTTACGCTCTAAAAGAATTGGATGATGCTTTATCTTTCCTTCTTTCCACAAGTCAGTGAACCGTCTACGCACAGTGTTTATCAAGCCACCATTATTTTCTACAAACTCATCTGGAGTTAAACCGTTTGCACCTGCACACCCTATCTCAAAAATAATTTTTAATTTGGTGCTGTCCATGCGTTTAGACGCTTTAACAAAAGCATCAACTTCAGTCTGCAATCCATTTCTGTGGGTGTGAGTGTTTAAATCATTCATTGTTCTTCTCCTTGAGAAGTTTTGCTACTTCGTCCATCATGCGTTCTGGGTATCCAACATTTGCCGCAAATATATGGTTAATTTCTACTCCGGTCAGCCCTACCCATGTCTTTCTAGGTGGTACTGATGCCAACGACAGCATGTCGTGTACCTGCCTCAATATCTTGCAAGCGGAGTTGTTTGTTTCTATCCACTCACGCTCAGGCTGCGGCGGGGTACAAGTATGGATGTAATTAACATCTCCTCCTCTTCGTTTGCCGCACCGGGGGCAGAAGTTTCGTTCTTCAGTCATTCTTTAACTCCCTTAACAATTCTTCGCCTGTTAAAAGTTTGTATTTCCCGCTACGTGGCGGTGGTGCTGGGTGAGTTTCTAATGCCGCCATGATTGTTTTGATGTAATAACTTTTTGGCAACCCGTGCATGTAGTCAGGTGCGTAGGCAATTATTGCTCCAAGTGCTTCTTTAAGTGCTTTGTTCTTCATCTCGCCCCCAAGAAATAACCAGCGCAGAACCCGGTAGCGAACACCACCGCGAACACGCCGACGATAGCCAGCCCTGTGCGTACAACGCCAACCATGGTGTCGGTGTAGGAGTGTTCAAACCCCATTGGGAAAGAGTCTTTCTTCAGGTACTTGTAATCATTCATACGCTATCCCCCTTGCTCTGTATGTTTAAATGCTCCATAGCACCAAGCCTTGTAGGCGTTGCCCAGTCTGTCTTATAAACCTGTCCGTCCTTGATGTGGCTAAAGGTCGGAGGAGGGGCTTCCCCCTCCAGCTTTCTCCTTTGTTTAAACGGTTCTTTAATGTGCATAATCTTTTTAAGCTTATCGCTTAATACATCTGGAGATTTTGCAAACATATGCACAGGTGTGGTTACATTAACCTTCACTGTAATTCCTTCCTAAGCACTGGTACTGCAAGCAGCCATTTGTCACCAAGAAACCTGACAGACCTAATCCACTGACGCATATTATGTCTATTGGTATGCCTTGGTGACAACGGATTATCAAAGTGTTTCCTTACCCTGATAAGCATGTTGGTTTTCATTCTTCTGTCTCAACCTCTTTATAACCAACCATCTTCTCACCCATCCAGAAACCATTGACGCTCCGGAAGAATCCTTTTGCAATCATTTCTTCTTCGTTTAAACAGTCACGTTTTCCATCTTCGCGGGTAACTCTGTGCAAATCAAAGGGCCAGTTGCTGTTGAAATAATCAGAACAACCGGGACATTGATTTTTATTGCCAAACAGTCGCAGCTTGGATTTCATGCTGTCCTCAGTACGGTTATGCGAGATGGCACTCCCTTTTCATGCTGTATTTTGGAAACATAATTACCGCTACCCCAGTGGCGTATGGCATAAGCGCACATACTATCCCGAAGCCTTGCTGCATCTTCCCGTTTACATGTAATGTTATACAGGCCACCAATTACAACTTTAGGCATGTGCTTCTTGAGTTCCTTTCTGAAAGGGTTAGCCTTGTTCTTCCTTGTCAGAATCTTTTTAACGGCTTTTGGCTTCTCTTCTACCTTGACCACCGCCTGTACCTCTGTCTTCTCTGGAAGGTGTATCTCTGCCATCCCCCTCCTGATGGATTGGTTGTCGTACTTAATCCAATACTCAGCCCCGATTGCGCCAAGTATCCGCACTGCCCTGTCAAAGGCTAACTTCGCAATGTCCTTATCTGCCTTCTGCATGATCTATCTCCTTAATGAATTGTTTCTCAATCTCCTCCGTTACCAACTCTGCAAATGATTTCCCTGATGGGAAACGCATCTGCGCTCCTTTGGTGGTCTGTGCCACCTCAACTGCACGCTTCAACCCACCGTTGAATCCTGCTGTATAGGGATCACCTTGCGCTAGGGTTGAAGCCAAAGCCTCGCGTATAACGCCAGTCATCGTTGTCTTCTTCTTCTTTGCAAACTTCTTTAGCCTGACAATCTCTTGCGGCTCCAAGTAAGACATGAAGGGTTTGTATTTAGAAAGGGTCATCTGGAAACCTCCATGATCCATATTCTTTTTCAAGCAAGTCAAACAGATTCTTAGCAGACTCGTTGCCATTAAGTTCTGTCCTCGACACAATGCCACATTGTTTACACAGTGCATTGGCCGCACCATCCTCCGATCCATCTGCGCCGTGAGCCGCAGCCATGAACCGTTGGAAGTAGGGTTCCCGGCAAAGCATTCCCGCTTTGCTAACCCTGTTGCCGTACTGCATGGCAGATTCATCATCATTGATTCTGACAAGCACACAGGCATACCTAGCCCCGACAAAGTCCCGCAGTAATTCATCTGGGATTTCATCGGGGTGCAGCGACAGCGTCAAAACGTAACCTGTACGGTCTTGCTTCAACGCTACCTTCCTAGCTTCAAACTGGAGTGGCATTTTGCTTAGGCGTTTTAGAGACAAGCTGCTTCTGGTCTATTTCCCTTTGATTGATCAGGTAGTCGATGACATGACCAATGGCTGGTTTAAACCCTAACACAGGAATCAACTCAGCTTGCAGTTTCATAACCGCTTGGTAGGTTTTTTCCTGTAGGCTCACGGTGCGTAGTGCTGCTTTCATGATCACCTCAGAATGGGACATCATCATCTATAGGCTGCTTCTGTGCAGGCTCTGCCGCATTGGGATCAACCCAGCGATTGACAGCCAAGGACAGGTAGGTAGCACCAGAGTTCTTGCCCACCCGTTTCCACCCAGAGATGCGGAAGACAGTCAGACCCTCCTCTGTGGTCTTGGTCGCAGCCTTGTTAGACAGGTCAATGACAAACTCACCAAAGTAGTCAGGGGAGCTGCTCTTGTTCTTCGACTGGGTAGCGAACAACTGACCTGAGTCAGGCAACGGTTTAAACTCTTCTTTCATTTTGCTTCTTTCATTTTTGCCCTAGCTTCGCTAAAGCGGATTAAAACCTGCGAATACAGGTCGGGATGGGATGCCTTCATCTGATCAAGTTGACCTTGATTCTTCTTCCAGTAGCTGACCAAGTCTGCGTCAGTTGTGTTCAGCTTTAAGTACTCCACGATCACCTCACCAAAGAGAACCATTTTCGCGTCATAGGCGGCTTTTTCCTGCTCTGGAGCACCAACTGCCTTAGCCACGGATTTAACGGCCTTCTGTACGCTCTGCCCCAGCTTCTCAGCGGTCTCTGGCTTTAGTTCCGGCTTCGGTTCTGGTTCCGGCTCCAGCCTTGGCTCCTCTGGCAAGTCTTCACCAGCGTAGATGTACAGACCAAGACCGTGCAGAGCAATGGCCTTGACCAAGCAGCGCATGATGGCGGTGTTTACATTGAAGCTATCGATGATGGATACCTGATCCTTGTTGTACTTGTCCTTGTACTGCCTGCCCTTGACTGAGATGGGAGCATTCTTGTTGTCCATCACAGGCAACATACAGGTCATCGGCTTGCCAAACATGGTCATCGTCACCCAGACCATTGCCGTGTCGCCAATGACCATGTAAGGGTTGTCCCCAAACATCTTCACTTCAAAGGTGGCGGCAGGGTCTGCGATCAAAGCCTTGGCCCATGCCCATGCCCATGACAGGTAGGTAAGGCCGTTCTTCTTCTCGGTATGCTCGTTTACATTGAGCTTGAGCAGATCAACTTGGGTCATGCTTGACTCCTTTGAACTGGTCGCACCACTGGTTGACGCCGCAGTAATTTCCTGTGCAGCAGGTAGACTCTCCAAGCCTTGTTTCGACATATCCTTTTTCTTTCTGGGCCAGCAGTGTGGCCTCCTCTTTAGTTTTAAAAACCCGAATCGCAGTCTTGCGACCCTCGCGCTTCACAGCGTAGGTGGTTTCCTTCTCCCACCTTTCTTCTTTGGAGCAGAGCGGAAGTGCCTCTCCAAAGTCACTCGATACCTTGGAGTTCCTATGCTCCTCCAACCTTTGCCGTATGTACAACTCTGTCTGAGCAGAACCCCAGATGGGCAGATCAATGGTGACAACTGGACTTGGGGGGTAGCCCTCTGTACTCATCTTGTGCCTGCTCCAGTCCCGAATGATTGCCATCACCGACAGCTTGATGACCTTCTTGCGCTTGACTGTCTCCACGAACCACTTGTAGATGTTCAGTTGCGTTTCCCAATCCTTGGTGTCTGCCATTACCTTCCACGCAGAGGTAACCTTGTAGTCAATGATCACCGTGCCTTCTGCAGTCTCCTCTTGAACATCTATCTGCCCACTGATCCTGACTCCATCCACTTCTGCGAACAGTCGCTCCTCCGTGAGGTGACCATCTGTCTTGCCCCCTTCTAAGGCCAGATGCACCATTGAACCCATCAGCGTCCAGATCATCTCGGACACATCCTTCTCCATCAGATGACCGTACTGTTCTTGCAACCTTCTGATTCTTGGCGAGGACATTAGCTCCGTTGTGCTGTACTCACTGTTCCCTTTGCTGTAAGATTCCTTGCTTGCCAGAGTGACAAATGTCTCCGGTAGACCGTACTTGTTCGTGATTTTCATGTTGTTCCGGGGGTGTTGTGATGGCCGATAAGTCTAATGATAGTGCTAGTCAACCACATTTGCAAGTGGTTTCAATAATTATTTTTGGTGAGCCTGCCAGCAAGGCCAACTCAAGACGGGTTGTGAAGTTCGGAGGGGTGTCCCGGCTGATCAAGTCTGAGAAGGCTTTGGGCTATTCTGCTATGTTTAAACAGCAATGCCCTGTCAGCGATCCGCTTGTTTCGGGGGACTTGTGCGTAACCATGCACATCTACTACGCCTCGCGGCGTCCCGACTTGGATGAGAGTTTGATCCTAGATTTGCTTCAAGGATGCGTTTACATCAATGACAGGCAGGTCAAGGAGCGGCACACCTACTGGCATCTGGACAAGCTGAACCCAAGGGCAGAGATCGTGGTAGAACAAAAAAAGGCCACCGTATGAGGGTGGCCTAAGAAGGGAGAGCAACTGCTGGCAAAGAGCAAACCAGCAAGGGCATTGTACCAGTGTGTTACCCCAAATCACGCATTTGAGGTAACTGATTTTCAGTCTCCATGCAGGTTGAAATCTTTTTTCAGAAAGATGTTGCACGGCCAGAAAAACTGTGCTACAGTACGAACAGTTGGAAGTAGACCGCCGACTTGAAAGCTGATAGATCAGACTCCGGCCCCGTCATGGGGTTGCAACCGTGCATCATGTGCAGGGTAGCCGTTCTACACGGGGTCTGTTCTATCAGCTTTTTTGTTTTCTTTCCGCATCCAACCCACAGGCAGGGTTGCTGAACCATCGGAGCCAGTCATGGCTAGATCAACGGTGCGGACTCCATCCGTTAGTAAGAGGACAACCCGCCTGCGTGGAAGCATAGGGTTACACGGTAACTCCATGAGGAGCGGTGCAACTCCGTAACAATCCGTGGGGCTGGTCTTATCTGCAAGCCCGGGGTTCAGTGCAAGCTGACATGCAGATGCCGATAGGCGGTGGAACCATTCTCCTTCCTCCTCGCTGTTTACAGTGGGGTAGGGGGGTCTTTGGGTGGAATTTATCAACGGCCCCTTAGGGCCACCGATAGGAGGATACAGGACTGAGCAGTTTTCATATGGGGGTTAGGAGCGCCTTGTAAATGTTAACCTGACTTCCCCTGTCACGCAGGCTCAGTCCATCCTTGGAACTGTGCTGACGGGTATTCCGCACTGCGAGGGGGGGCGCAGAATTTACATGACCCCCCACCTATTAACCTAAAGGAGTTCACATGGAAGAGCAAACAAAGATGAGAGATGTCATGGCTATGCAATTTGCTGCGGCTTTGATACAGAAAGGTGACTACACCAACAGCTATGAAATAGCAAGAAAGGCTTGCGAGATGGCGAACATCATGGTGGTGGTGCTAGAGGAAGAGGCAGATGGGATGACTCCGTGATCATCCATTTAAACGCAGCAGAGCTATTGTTGTGTGTACATGCCGCCGGAGTGCGGCAGGGGGCCAAGGAAGCTAACAACATCCTCCACCATTCAAAGGCTGCTGATACCCCGCCATTTGAGTTACATTTTTTAGGTCTGATAGGGGAAACTGCTGTAGCCAAAGCCATAGGGTCGAGTGTAAGATACGACATTACATTGCTAGGGGATGGTGGCATCGACATGATGTTTCGCGGACACACCATTCAGGTCAAGACCCGGGATCAGCGCAGGGATGACCAGATGTTTTACTTCAATGATCTGTCTGAGTTCAGCGCAGAATGGTTCATCCCCTGCGTTCTACTTTCACCAGCATCCGTTGATGTTGTTGGGTTCATAAGCCGTAAGAAGTTTGAGACAAAGATGTTTACACATAACTTTGGGTACGGGGATAGGGTCTGCGTCAGGGCTGATGCATTGACTCCGATTGAAGACATAGACAAGGCCATAAAGGAAAAATCATGAGAGATTACAAGCAGGAATACAAGACGCAGACTGCGCGGGGTGAGTTGCCTGATCGCATGGAACGGCAAAGGGCAAGGCGCAAGCTAGATACTGACGGTGTTGATCGCAAAGGCAAGGATGTTGCCCATGTAAAAGCCTTGAGCAAAGGTGGAAGCAACAGCACCGGGGTGAAGCTGCAAGCCCCATCAAAGAACCGCAGCTTTAAACGCAACGCAGATGGCTCAATGAAATGAATGCCGAGTTTATCGAAGCAATTCGATTTGATTCAACGACTAGGGTTTCCTGTCCCTACTGTTCCCCGGAACGCAGCAAACAGAACCAAAAAGACATGACGCTGACCCGCAAAGAAGACGGGGCAGTTGTCTACCATTGCCATCACTGCCAAAGCAGTGGTTCTATTCAACCCAAGGAGCGTAAATTGTCCGCTGTCCCCAATGCCGCTATCGTAAGTAACAAGCTACAGAAGCATCACTATGAATGGTTGTTGAAACGGGGTATCAGCAAGGGGACGGCAGACCGGATGCGCCTGTTCTCCGCTGAGAAGTTCTTTGGCAAGCTGAACAAGAACGCAGATGCAATTGGATTCCCCTACTACCGTGACGGTGCATTGGTTGCAGCCAAGTACCGCAGCTTTCCAGAGAAGGACTTTACGCAGGACTCAGGTGGAGCGCATGACTTCTTTGGCATTGATCAGGTGGTCAAGGGTCAGCCGATTGTCATCGTAGAAGGAGAGATAGACTGTCTTACGCTGATGGAGATTGGTATACCAAATGTGGTATCTGTTCCATCTGGTGCGCCTATCAAGGTAGCAGATGGCAAGGTTCTGCCAAGCGAAGACAAGCGGTTCTCCTATGTGTGGAACGCAAGGGGCATCATCGACGCAGCACCGTATGTAATCCTAGCAACAGACCAAGATGTTCCCGGCCAAGCGTTGGCTGAAGAACTTGCAAGGCGCATCGGCAAGGACAAGTGCAGACTCGCCAAGTTTGACCGTAAGGACTTGAACGAGGTCTTGCTGAACGATGATCCCTCACGGTTAATTGATGATCCCTCACGGGAAATACGGGACATACTGGACAAGGCAACCGCATATCCGATCTCGGGACTGTCCAACGCAACTACCTTTGAGTCGCGTTTAAACGATCTGTTTGCCAAGGGAACGGGAAAAGGGGCTTCCACCGGGTTTGCCTCTGTCGATAGTGTTTACACAGTAGCGCCGGGTCAGTTGACGGTGGTCACCGGGTATCCGTCTTCAGGCAAGTCCAACTTCGTCGATCAGATCGCAGTCAACCTAGCGCGGAAGTCATCGTGGAAGTTCGCCATATGCTCGTTTGAGAATCAACCGGAAATCCATATCAGCAGGCTGATGGAAATCTTTCTGGGCAAGCGGTTCTTTGATGGCAAGGACAGAATGACCACAGATGAGCGGGACTATGCGTTTAAATGGGTAAACGAACATTTTCTGTTCATCGATACCAATGGTGAAGAGCCATCTACGCTGGATTCAATCTTGGAGAGGTCAAGGGCTGCAGTGAAACGAATGGGTGTTCGCGGGTTGATCATCGATCCCTATAACTACATCGAATTGCCCCGGGACAATGTCACAGAGACCGATGCCATAAGCCGAATGCTCACCAAAGTGCAGGCCTTCTGTAAGACGCATGATGTTCATACATGGTTCGTTGCTCATCCCGCAAAGATCACTCGCACCGGGGTTGATCAGCCACGGCCAGACGGCATGGCGATCAGCGGCAGCATGGCATGGTGGGCCAAGACAGATTGCGGCCTGACAGTGCATCGGGCAGTAGGCCCGGAAGTCCAGATCGCAGTGTGGAAGTGCCGATATAGGTGGGTCGGTCAGCAGGGGGAGACAACTCTGCTGTACAACAAAACAGCAGGAACCTATTCAGAGCAGGTAGATAAGTTTTAGAGTTTAAACAAGGCAAAGCATGGCTAACAGAATGGAAGATGCCTTACGGCTGGCAGACAAATGTTGGGGCAAAGCTTATCGATCTGCGCCAGAATTTGTGGAGCGGTACTTTGTGCTTTCAGAGCAGCTTCTACTATCACGGCCAGTCGCTATGGGTGATGAGTTTCGCAGCCATGCCAAAACGAACCTGCTATTCCTACCAGTGATCCTCCATCACAATACATGGGTATCAGGGGTCAGGGCGCTTCAAACGCTGGGCTGGATAGCGCCGATATCCAAGGTCGAACCAGTGCAGAGCCACAATCACATGCCGCTGGTGACCCTATGGAAAAGCGCGATCTACGGCGGGAAGTCGCCCAGCTTCCTGAGGCAGTATGAATTGGTCTTCTAGCGTTTAAACGTACAACAACTGACGATTGACTTCGGGTGCGGAATGTACCCCCAAAACCCCCAAAACTATTACCGTTTAAACGCACATGGCAACCTGAAACACAACTGGCATCAGTAACATAGCTGTTGGTGTAGGTAAGATATCTTACGTAGTGTAAACATGAAAACGGGGCCTAAGCCCCGCGATCTATTGCGATGCTTTGAACACCGCCCTCAGCAAAGAATCGAATGATCCTACATGCCGCGATGGATGCCCAGCACGCCAAGCGTTGGTGTAGACGCACCACTGCTTGCTGGTAGGCTGGTAGGTGATGTATCGCTCACCGCGCCTGACAAAGCGCAGACTATCCTGCAAGTCCAATAGGGGATGCCCATATGCGGTCTTGAGGAAAGTCGGGTCACTCTGGGTCAGGCACTTGACCGGGGTCAATGCACCTCCCCGGCAGGGGGTGTGGTGCATTCAAAGTCCCACACAAAGCCGACTGCATCCAGCAGTTCCTGCTTAGTCCCCAAGTCCCGGCCCATCAGCACTAATATCTTTGTGATTAGCGCCAGATGTATCTCTGAGGGCAGACCGTTTTCCCTCAGCGCCGTGCCAATGGTTATGAATAATTCCAGCGTTGCCTGCGCTATCGCAGTTCCATCTCGCGAGTCAATTGTTTTCATGTTTGATTCCCTTAGTTTAAACAGACATTTTGATTTTGCTGAATGCTACCCTGCCCAGATCGGCCATATCGTTCACCATCACATTGCTGGGGTAAACACGCGACACATCGGTACACATCCCGATGCCTATCGTCGTGATGCCAAGTGCAGCCCCTGATACCACCTGCTTGCGTGCCTCTACTTCATTGCCCATGCCATCCGTCAGGACAAAGCATACCCGCCGCGCCTCAGGGCGGCGCAGCAGCATCTGATGGCTGAAACGCAGGGCAAAGTAGTCGTTGGTGCTGCCTTGCGGGTTTAGGCGCTGCAGCAGGGGCAGCGTCTTGCGATAGCTGCCGCCGAAAGGCTGCAGGATGCTGGAGTAGTTGTCGAATGTCACTACTGCAGTCGCAACCTGAGCGGCGCTCAGGGTCTCTAGCAGCGCGGCGCAGGTTTTCACCGCCTCCCGCATTTTCATCGGCCCCATATCAATGCCCTTAGAGCGGACATTGTCGGTCATCGATGAGGATACATCGAACAAAATCACCACTGCGCTATCAACCCCGGCGCTTTCCCTGCGCTGTTTAAACACTCGGCCACTATCGATGCGCGAGAATGCGCGGGAGTCCAGCGATCCCGCTTTCCGATGGCATTGAAAATCCTCAGTGGCGGTGTTTTCGAACATCCGGCGCACTTCATACCGCAATTTTCCGCTGCTCATTTGAGGCTCCAATTTTGGCTGCTGGAGCCGTAGGTGTTTGCATGGTGATAAGGCTGGCGCACCGACCCAATGTCGTATGTGCCGCTCCCCGAATCCCCGGGGGCAGGCCGCGCTCCCGGCTCAGTCTCCCGGGCAGTGTCTGCGCTGGTGACTCGCTGGGCCTTGCCCGGGTTTCCCGCTACCTTGCCCTTGCCATCACCGGGAGCGCCGCCCTGAGGGCCTTCCTGACCCTTCCCTGCGCCTTCCTTGCCCTCTTCCCCGGGTTGGTCTCCGGGCTTGTCTCCGGGCTTATCCCCGGGCTGGTCTCCGGGCTTAGGCTCCGCTGGTCGTGGGTCAGGCGGGAGGGTTTGCTGCAGTTGATCATAGACCCACTTCGCGAGCACCAGCGTGTCGCTTGTGCTGGCGCAGTCGTCCACCCTGCTACTGGCTTCAATAAAAATGGGCAGCAGGCCCTGCGCGACTGGCACTGGC